TTTTTAATGTTATTCCAAATTATATCTTTTAGTTGATTTGAATCATAAGTAGTATTTGAATTATAATAAGCAACAGTGTCAGTTTCAACATAAAGATATTTTAAATCAATGATTTCCGGAACAATTCCAGCAACAGCATATTTTCTCAATTCATTTTTGATATTATCTTTAACCTGATTTGAAACAAAAGAACCGTTAATTGGTTTAATACTTATATAAACTCTTCCATATTTTGGTGGGGTTAGATCTTCACCTCCATAAACAGAAATTGATTCAGTTTCTGGATAAATTGTAGGAATTATCGTCTCATAATCCGTTGCAGTTACTGCACGATTTTGCGAAGAATATTTTCTAGGGGCATATTTTTTAATTGACTCTACAGATTCAATTTCTCTACCATTCTGAGATGATGAATTTGTTGTAATTAATGAAATTCCAGTTGTTACTACTCTATTGTTATTATCTACAATTCTACCATTAAAATTAAATGTGGAAACTCCATTTGCGGATTCTCCATTAGTAATATTATAGGAAACCTCAATATAATTTAAGTTATCAAGTTTTTTACCAAAAACACCATCCCCAAAAATCAATTCATATCTCTGATCTTCGATTTCTTGAATAAAAAAGATTCTAGAATCAGAATTAATTTCAAAAAGATTTCTTGAAAGTTTAAAAGTTCTTTTAACGGTACTTGACTGCGTATCTCTAACTATCACGTCAATTGAATCAATATCAATATTTGCATTATCTAAAATAAATCTTTGATTTGGGTTATTTGAATTGACCGTAAAGGCATTAACAACATATGTACCCTCATAAATGTCAATGTTGCTGAATAATGCAATATTGTTTATGACAGGAACAGTAATATCATTTGGAATGATGAAAGAAAAATTCTGATTCCCGAAACTAGTATTTGTAGTACAAACTACCCCTTTTTTTAAAGTTAAGGTTAATGGATTTGTAGTAAATCCTGTTGTATCTACAAAAAATGAAATATTTGCTTTGGATGCAGAACGTGAACGTGGTACGTAACCAATATTTCTTGCAAGAGAAACTACATTTTCTCTAAGTGTAGCACTATCAATAAAGACCTCATTGCTAATCATATTAGCATTATATGAGGAAATATATGTATTATATGCAAGTATATCGATCAACACTGAAAGATTTGATCCTTCAAAATCATAATCAGTGAAATTTGAATTAGCTCTCAAATAATCCCTGAGAGAAATCTTGATTTGATCGAAATCTAAATTTGTAAAGTTAACTAGTGCCATTTATCGAGTTGGCTGTAGTGCAAATGATAACTGTTGTGGTAAAACGTCAATTCCTATAATTTGATAGTTAATTGTAACATTAAACTCATTTTCATCATAATTTGGAGAAACTACAACATCTATTAAATTTACTCTTGGTTCATAATTATTGATTGTGTTTTCAATCTCATCTTTAATAATAGATGATGTAATTTCATCCATGTTTTCAAAAAGTAAACGACTTATTCTAGATCCCAAATTTTGATTAAAAAATCTTTCTCCAGTATAAGTCAATACTAAATTGCGAATAGAACGAGCAATTGCCGTCTCATTTTTGAGAGCAATTAAGTCGTTATTTAAAGGACTAATTTGAAACGACATGCTCAGGTCTTTAAAACCTTTGCTTACTCGTTCTAAAGGCATGAAGGTATGTAAATCTACCTTATTTATTATGGTTTTTTATATTCATAAAGAGGTTCGGTGCCATATTCCCAATCATCATAATCTTCATCATTACGGATTTTTGCATGAAGTTCATTTTGGACGATAAAATCGTGTTTTTTTGGTGTTAGATTATCATTTGCTATTTCACGAAGCATTTTTTGACTACTAATTTTTGACTCCCAACCATATTCAGATGACAAATATTGAGTTCCCCACTCATTTTTCATAAAATTCTGGTCTTTGTCTACTTTTTTTGTCATTTTTTCTCCTGATTGATTAAAATCAGAACTTTTTAAGGGGTTTCTATCCCTTGGTCAATGTAAAAACCTTTTCTGCGATAATCTTCATCTTCAACAAAAACCAAATTTTCTATTTTTTCGACCTTTTCCCCTTTCCAAACGGGTATGGCAACTGAATTTCCGTATCTAAAGTCAGGATTTCTTCTGAAATGAACTTCAATTAATTTATTCCCTATAAATTCACAATTAATCCAATCATATTTTCCCTTTAAATTATTTAAAATGTTCGGAAAGTTAACTTTTCTATCAATTTTAGTCCACTTTTTCCACCTGTAAAGTGGGTTGTATACTTCTCTTTCGCCCAAAATGACTAAATTAGACTCTTTTTGATAAAAATCAACACTAATGTGATCTCCTTCAAATACTTCGCACCAAAATTCGGATGGGTGAAAATGATCTGTAGATTCTTCTATCCATTCAATACGAGAAAATCTTCCCATTCCAAGTAAATTAATGCTTGGGCGGACTATGTAGTATCCAGAATAAGGAACATGGCACCCCACAGGACCACAGAGATACCCTAAACGACGACTTAAAATTAGTTTATTATAAACCCACAGATCTTCTTCAATTATCGAGTTCCATTCGTCTGTCGGATTTAGATGATACATCAATAATTTCTGAGATGTTTTTTCGATGAAGAGTGTAATTCTTTTGAATCCTAATATCAGAGTTTTTGAATGTCCAACACTCTCCATTACTATCTAGAAATACAACCCATTCAAGATCATGTTCTTGAGAACGATCGATTAAAAAAAATGCCCAACCGCTACCTTTTGAAGTAACGACTGGGATTTGAGGATTTAACTGAATCATTTGGAATTATTTTCCCTGACCACGATACTTTTTCTTACGTCCATTGCGAGATGTTGGACTGAGTAATGTGCGAGAAGAACGTCCCTGACGAGTCTTCTTTGGTGCTCCGGGTTCAAAAATAACTTTATTGCTTCCACCTTTTGCCATAAGATTTTCCTATTAATAAATTGAATAAAAACTTAGATCAAATTACGCGAGTTTTTTCATGCCCCACTCTAATGCGAGGATCGCACCAGATCTCAAATCCTGCTTCTTTTGCATCAAGACAAAATGAGACATCTTCGCCACACATGTCTTGTACTGCACCGGACTCAAAGACTTGCATCTTAGGCGCAAACCAAGGATATTCAAGATTTTCAAAGACTCCATTCTTAATCAGAACCCAACCAAATCCAGTGTAATCCACAGTAAATGGTTTGCGACGCTTGGAGATAGACTCAACGGTTTCATGATTCATGACTCCACCATTCTTTCGGAAGTCATCTTCTTCTAACCAGTGTGCTACTGAAGTTGTGTGCCCATCTTCTGTGGCATACCAACCAGCAACAACTTCTTTTTCTTCACCATCTTCATTCAGAGCAAGATCACAGAGTTGCCAGAACTTTTCTGTGTTGAAGACAATATCCGAGTCAATCCAAAGTTGGTAATCATAATTGAGTTTACCATCCCAAGGAATCTGCTTGGGACCACGAAGTACATTTGCTCCAAGAACTTTACAACGTGCAAAGTTTACCATCGATGAGTAATCCTGAGAAATCTGAATACTCATACCATTTTGTACTAGATCAAAACAAAGTTGTACGAATGCTTTGAGAAAGATAAAAGAACATCCCCTTCCAGGTAAGCAAAAAACAATTGACTTGCCCTTCATTCGTTCTTTAATTGCATCATAGTCCCATTCTTTTTCTGAGACTTTAGGTGCTGCTGCTTTTACGGTAAAACCCTTTGCCATTTCATTCCTCCAATAAGTGTTTATAAGTTTTGTTGTTTATAATGTAAGAGATTGTAGAACGATGAACATTATACATTTTTCCAAGGTTAACGGTTGTGTAACTTCCAGTATTATACAACTTTCTAATGGTTTTAACATCATTATCTTTTAATTTTGATGCTCCATTGTTCTGTCCTTTTTGATTTCCTGTATAGCATCTTCCTTTTTTAACTTTATCTCTTACGTTGTCTAGATTAGTTCCTGCGAATAAATGTAATGGATTTACGCAGGAAGGATTATCACACTTATGAAGACAATGTAAACCATTTAAAGGTTCTGCGTAATGAATTTCATATGAAACTCTATGTGCCTTTAAAGTTTTTTTGTTGTTACATATGTAACCATATCCATATGTGTCTAATTTCCCTCCCCATTCCCAACATTGAGTTTCGTCAAGAATATTAGGCAAATACTTACAAAATTTTTCTACTAAACTCATAAGTTAAAATAACCTTCAGATCAATTTTATCAGTCTATATAGCAACTTGTCAATATGATGAATTTTGACAGATTTCTTTGCTGATTGTCAGTTCTTCATATGACAGGTCATCAATGTTATAGACAGTGTGCATTAATCCAACAAGTTGATTTAATGTTCTCCAAGTTACTTTGAATTCTTCTTCTTTAATTGAATGGAATAAACATTTATCCCCTGCGTAGATGTGATATATTTTTTCCATAGCACCCTCAAAATTTTTTCCGGAAAATTTTTATGATAACTTATTTTGTTATCGCATTATATATGACCACTAAGATAAATCCGAGTGTCATAAAAAAAGGGCATGGATAACGTATCATCCATCCCGCTAAGACAACCTTCCAGAAGTTCCAATAGGGTGCTCTTCTTCTCATTTTTTCTTTCTTTTAGAAGATGCTCTCTTTTGTGCAGGAGTTCTAAAGATACCTGTAGCACAACTCTTATTCTTCTTGTGCTTTCCTCCGAAGATACCCCAACCGTGACAGTTTGCTTTCTTCTTAGGTGCCATTTCTTATACTCCGGAAATTTTTTATGAGTGAGATATTTAGAGGTCGATTTGTCACCTCTGTAGGTTAGGGTAGTGATGCGTTTTTATAACGGGGTCGGCGCCTTATAAGGACAACGCCCCGCCGCACCATAAGGAACCGCCCCGGATTAACTGCCGGATCACGACACGAACCATTATAACATAAGAGGTGCCACAGTGTCAAACCGTGGCACCCGCAGACTATCAGAACTCGATGGTATCTGCAGTGGGTTCGTTTACAGTGTCCTCAACAATGTTATCAGAGGTGAGTGTATCCAGAATCGACAGAATCTCAGTGCCATTGTTAGCAGTGCGGAGCATACCGAGAGCAACAGTCTTAGTCATTGTTCAGTGAAAAGTGTAGTGAACTGTGTGGTGCCTAGTTTAGAGCCATTCGACAGGGCTTGAGACCTTAGACTAGATCAGAAGTTGCGGGAGAAAACATAAGCATTGCTAAGGAAATCGTAATCATAGCGAAGAGCAGACTCCCAAGTTGCTTGCCAATCGACTACAAT